TTAGCCGTGACGCGGGCGCGCAACCTGCGTTGAGACCGTGCGGCCGCGCAGCTCGACCGTCTCGCCGACATCCCAGCGCAGCGCCTCCTCGTCGCGCGCCTCCATGACTGCGGAGGCCGACGCGAGCACGTTGCCCGGCTCGTTCTTGGCCAGCTCGGTGAGTCGGGCCGCTTCGTTCACCGGGTCGCCGATCACGGTATACTCGAATCGAGCCTGTGCTCCGATATGCCCGGCGATCGCCCGTCCGGCGGAGACTCCGATGCCGAAGTCATTGGAGCCCAACACATTGGTCAGCTCGCCCGACAGCTCACGAGCGGCCGCGAGTGCCGCTGCGGCACCGTCCGGGTGGTCGATCGGGGCACCAAAAATCGCCAGCGCCGCGTCACCCTGGAACTTGTTCACGAAGCCGCCGTGCTTGTTGACGGTGTCGACGATGACCCGGAAGAACTCGTTGAGCACCCGTACGACCACCGCGGGTCCCCGAGTGGACGCCAACTGGGTGGACCCCACCAGGTCGACGAAGAGCACCGCGACGCTGCGTTCCTGGCCTCCCAGTTCGGTGCCGTATTCGAGCGCCCGGCGCGCCACGTCTTCGCCGACGTAACGGCCGAACAGGTCGCGTAGGCGTTGCCGTTCACCGAGATCGCGCACCATGTCGTTGAACCCGGCTTGCAGCAGTCCGAGCTCGCTGGCGTCGTAGATGGGCACATGAGCGTTGTAGTTGCCGCGCTGCACTTCGCTGAGAGCCCAACGCAGCTGGCGCAGCGGATCGGCGATCGAGGTCGCCACCAACAGGGTGCCCATGAGTCCGATGGCCAGCGCGATGATCGCCAGGATCAGGATCGACCCGGTGAGGTTGTCGGCATTGGACTTCAGGTACCCCGCCCGCTGCCCGACCACGGTCAGCACGATCGCCAGGATCGGCACGCCGGTGCTCAGTGCCCAGGTGAGAATCTGGCGGACGATAACGCCTGGGGCGGTGACGTTTTCGGGAACACCGCGACGCAGGGCCTGAATGGCGACCGGCCGCAGCACGCGCTCGGACTGCAGATAGCCGATGATGCTGGTCGTGGTCGCGCCCAGCACGGTCGCGAATGCCGCGACCAGCACTGAGCTGTGGGTGGATGACCAGGTGACCGCGACGAAGATGGCCCCGCCGACGAGCCACGTCGCGACACTGATGACGGTCCGATAGAACGGCATCTGCAAGGCTCGCACCCGGACCGCTTCGGAGCCTTCGGACTCGAAGTCGGGGGACCGGTACTGCCAGCGCAGCACCGGCAGGAGCAGATAGGTGCTGACGATGGCCCCGACGACGAACAGGATGAACAACGAGAAGCCCAGGATGATGAGCCGCGTCGGGCCAAGTTCGGTGAGTTCGACACGATCGCTCGGTGGCAGACCGAACCGCAGGAACCCCAGTACGAACAGGGCTCCGACCAGGTTCGACTGGGCAATACCCATGATGAAGAGGGGCCATGGCGTCCGCATGACCCACCGCGAATACCGGGCTGCGCGTGCGAGCGGGCGCCGATCGGGCCTACCCTCCGCGCCAGTCACCCGTTAACCGTAGCTGTCGGCGGTGACGGAGGCGTTTCACACGCCTGTGTGGAGGCGGTTGGAGTCGGTGCCGGCGACTAGGGTTGGTAGGCGATGAGCGGGGTTTTCGGGCGCCTGGTGGATCAGGGAGCAGTGGTTTCCACGCTCTCGTCCTCGGCATTGGCTGCACGCGGTGACGATGCGGGGCGAATGACGCATGCATGGTTGTTTACCGGTCCACCCGGTTCGGGCAGGTCGGTGGCGGCTTTGTGTTTTGCCGCCGCACTTCAGTGCGAATCGGGGGACGTCGCCGGCTGCGGTGCGTGCCGTCCATGCACGACCACGATGGCGGGCACCCATGCTGACGTGCGCAGAGTGGTGCCGGAGGGGCTCTCGATCGGTGTGGACGAGATGCGTGCCATCGTGCAGGCGGCGTGGCGCAGGCCGAGCACGGGACGTTGGTTGGTGGTGCTCATCGAGGACGCCGACCGGTTGACCGAGGGCGCTGGCAACGTGCTGCTGAAGGTCGTCGAGGAGCCGCCGCCTCGGACGGTGTTCCTGTTGTGCGCACCGTCGGTGGACCCCGAGGACATCTCGATTACCCTGCGGTCGCGCTGCCGTCATGTGGCACTCGTCACTCCTTCGGTCGCGGCCATCGCGCAGGTGCTGATGGACCGCGATGGCATCGATGCCGAGCAGGCCCAATGGGCGGCCTCGGTCAGTGGTGGCCACGTGGGCCGGGCCCGCAGGCTCGCCACCGATGAGCAGGCGCGTGCGCGGCGGCTCAAGGCGTTGGGGCTGGCGCGGGAGGCGGCCACTCCGAGCCGGGCCTACGCAGCGGCCGAAGAGCTGGTCACCAGTGCCGATGCCGAGGCCAAGGAGCTGACGGCCGCGCGTAACGAGGCCGAAGAGGAAGAGCTGAAAACCGCGCTGGGGGCGGGCGGCACCGGGAAGGGCGCGGCGACGGCTCTGCGCGGATCCGCCGGCGTCTTGAAAGACCTTGAGCGGAAACAAAAATCTCGCCAGACCCGGGCCTCACGAGACGCGCTGGACCGTACGCTCATCGATCTGGCGACCTACTTTCGGGACGCCTTGGTGTTGTCCTTCGGCGCCGCAGGCCAGGGTCGGGTGGCCCTGCATCATCCCGATATGGCCGACAGGCTCGGTCCGATGGTGGACAGAGTGCCGCCCGAGCAGCTGCTGAAGTGCATCGAGGCGGTCCTGGAATGCCGAGAAGCGCTGGCCGTCAATGTGAAGCCTAAGTTCGCCATCGACGCACTGGTCGCGACGGCAGGTCAGGCGTTGCGGCCTTCGGATTAGGTGACGCGATTGGGTCTGCCAGGGTGTCTGCCGTAGACTCTCGGGCGCCGGGTTCGCCCGGCGCGCCACCCTAGCTCAGTCGGTAGAGCAATTCACTCGTAATGAATAGGTCAGGGGTTCGATTCCCCTGGGTGGCTCCATCGGGGAGTGGCAGACCCGGCCTGGGGGAGCTGCCGCCAGGCCCACCGTCCGGCACGGGCCTAATGCCAGCTGTCACGTAGATGTATGAAATGCCGGTACCTGCGCAGGCGCGATCGAGCTCGTCCACTGCCCACGCGACCTTTCCTGAGATTCGAGAGGACATCGCCTGTGGCGAAATTCCCACTGCGCGGGCCAATTCGCTGTACTTGATCCGTCGGCCTGCGCACTCTTCACGGATGCGGCGAGCCACGGCAGCCGCTCGCGATTCGCCACGATCACCATCAACAGCCATCAAGGTCGTCATGAGGCGAACTTTAGGTCATTTATGTTGCAAAGCCTATCGCTCAGCAATAGCCAACTGTGACAAGCTGTAGAAGTTCACGTCGAAGGGAGTGCATGTGAGCTACGGCTGAACAGTAGAATTACATGCATGTCTTTAATGACTACTGATCAGCGAGTGGCGGCGAACGTACGGGCCGAGCTAGCCCGTAGGCGGATCAACCGGCAAGCCCTGGCTAAGGCGATGGGTATGGGCCCGATGGCTATTTCTCGCCGGATGCCCGGTCAAGTGTCGTTCTCGATCGCCGAGCTTTACCGGGTCGCCGAGATCCTCAAGGTCGATCTCTCGGCGCTCATCGTGATTGACCAGGCGGTCGCTTCGTGACCACCTCTCTTGTGACTGCTGCCGGGGAGGTGGTGCCGGGACTACTTAGCCTGCTTGCCGAGGACGTCTACGATTTCGACGACTGTGGCCGCAAGCTGACCGACCGTCTGACTCAGCGTGTTGATCGGATCGGCGTCGGCTGCTGGCTGACTGACCTGTCTGATCAGAAGGTCGATCAGACCACGGGCCGCAGGCAGGCTGGCCGGGACTTCAATCTTGTTCAGCCTTCCAACAAGATTGGACGCGTCTCCGAACTCCCCGATCATTTCTTTCGGCACAGTAAACTCCTCACGTTGCGCGGGCGCTGACCCGACATGTAACCGCCGCGACCTCTGTCGCCTCACGGCGGATGCAGCGTAGGCCTGGCGATCGGCGCGCGGACGTGTTTTCGCGACCTCGGCACTGCCGTTCTCTATCCGCGCGTTACGGAACCGATCTGCGACTTTCTTGGCCCCTCGCCCTCTCAAGCTGCCGATCACACCAGCGAGGGGCGATGCGCCCGCGTCCGATGGCCCAACCATCTGGCGGCCACCAAGACTGACCCACTCGCCAACAACTGAATAAGGAAATAGCCCAGCGGACCGGGCTCAATTTCCCGCCAAGAAAATCCGCACCCGGACCGCTGGGGCCACTGCAACCAGGATAGGAGAACCTGGCACGTCCCACCGTATCCCCGATAGATATCAGCGTGTCGGCGGCGTCCGCACGGCCATCATGCGACACGCATTCTGGACGGTCGCCGCCCTAGCCCTTGTCTTTGGGCTGATGATGCTATCCGCCCACCAGTACCCGCAATTCGTCATCTGCATGGCACTCATGGTGGCCGCGTCCTGTTTCGATCTACGGGTGCACCGTCGCGGCCGGTACCGCGATCGCGCCGGGGTGCTTCTGTTCATCGCTGTAATAGCCATCGTTGTCACCGGAGTGTTCGCGCAGGTCGGTGTGACATCATGAGCCTCACATTCGACCCTGTGCCCGAATTTGATTCGGCCATGGCTGCATTCGATAAGGCAGAGCAGGCGTGCGCCTTGACAGCTGGCGATGTGACCCTGCGTGCTGACATCGCCGAACTGCTCGAAGCGCCGCCGATGAGCGAGCGACGGCGGGCGTGGGTCCAAGCCGCCGAAGACGCCGGTGCCGACCCGCGAAACGGCTGGTACCTGTTCGCCGGGGCGATCAGTGAGGCTGCGCTAACGGACTTCTTCACTGATCGGGGCGTGCGGCATTCGGCTAGCGCCGTACTCATGGGGGCGGTCTAATGCAGAAGCCCACCAAGGCATTTGCCGACATGGTGCTTGACCTCGCGGACAGGCTAGAGGCAGTCCTTAACGAGATGTAGCCGGACAGCCAGCTTATCCCGGTGTTCGTCAGCCCCGAATCGCTGCGCGCGTCGGCGCGAGACCTCACGCGGAACGCCGAGGATGTCCAGCATTTGGCCGAACCATCCTTAGCGCCAAGACTTTTCGCACCCCTGCGTCCGGTCACCCTGTGCCAGGCGCAGTGCAGGTCCTGAGGCACCGCCGTTGACGAATACGACGACTACTCCTACGTCGAGGACGACGAAGCAGGGGGATACGTCTGCGATCGCCTAGGATGGTTCGAGATGACCCGGCGCGAGCCATCGCCGACACCCGAGATGCCCAATCTCGTTACCGTGCATACGGTCGAGCTGTTGTGCCCGACTGCCAGCGCTGCGAGGTCTGCGGCGCCTGCAATCCCGCTGAGATTGACGAACATCTGGTGTGCGTCGAGCACGAAGACCATGACTTTAGTGATGCCCCAATCGATGTGGCTGAGGTGGGTTCGTGACCAGCGACCAGCCGGTCGGTGAGCATCCCCCGATCGATATGTACGACCTGGTGCCGATGGAGCTTCGGCTCCGGGCGCTTGTCGCCGTGAGAGGCGCAAGCGAGGCGCTGGCCTACCTTATCGGGGTCGATCTGTTCCCGGATTCCACAAGCGATTTCGCGGCGCTTCTGCGCATGCCGATCGCCCCAATCAACTAGCAGGGAGACCCTTTCATGTCACGTTCAGAAAACCCTTTCATCCTAGAGTTACAAGCCGGTGCCAGCGTGACCGGCGAAATACACTCCTTTACAACCGAATCCATCGAGATAAGCGGAACCTTCACCCTCGGCCAGGGGCTCGTATTGCGTCCCGGCGCCGAGCTCAAAGCGGGGTCAATCGTCGTTAGAGTTGTATTGGATCACCACACCGTAATTGCTGTGTTTAGCCAGATGCGTACTAAGGCGACTGAACTCTTCATCGGTCAAACCCTGACCGTCCTCAAAGGTGATGACGACCTCCGGCACGTCCCCGACTGGTCTCCGAATTCTTACATTACGGACTGGCTTGATTTCAGACGCGTAGTTCATCGCCGCCTCGCGAACTATCGTCGAAAGTGCGAGCGGAGCCACTGAGTCGTTACCCGCATATGCTCGCTGAACATCGGCTCCTCTATGGATCGGATATGGCCGACGGACACGGCTCTCAAGTCGAATCTGGTTCTCCTGCAAAGAACGCACTATTGACAACACGTCCTTCAGGAGGTCCTTCTCATTGACCGGCGGCGCCTCGGGCTGTTCACCGGCGATCAGCTTTGCCTGGGCAATACCGGTCTCAAGGCTTGGCCATGCCCACTCAAAACGGGCACGAACAGCCTGTTTGTCGAGCCCGATGGTTCCGCCGATCGAATCGCACAACCTCGAAGCCCCGTCTTTGTCGAGCAATACGGCATGAAATTGACTGATCGGACCCTTTAGCGAGTACAGGTCATTGAAGTTGACAAGCAAAGGGACGACACGGTTCTTGACGTCATTGAAGCTCTTGGATAGTGCGCCCGCTTCGAAGTTCAGCCAGGGCTTGGCCGCGTTCTCGGTTGTCACGACGATTATGCCGAATCCGCTCTCGTTCAGCCTGGTTTGGATCTCGTCCATGCTACGGTCCCCGGCTTCGATGTCTGTATCAGACGCCCAAGGGTCAACGTGGTCGAACATTCTAGGAAGCCATTCGCGCAGGACCTTCGTGCATTCGCGAGCCAGTGTGCCGGACCAGCTGATGAAGATACTCAGATCACGCTCAATTGCCATGGTGGTGCCGCGCTCCCTCTGCGAAACGATGGAGCCTGAATCGTACGATCCTCAACGCTTAACTGTGAGCGATTTCATGCCTCAGCTGGGGTTTCGTCACAATTGTGCTGATATGGATGCCCGGCGAAGAACTATCCGATGGACGCGCGTAAGCCATTCGCGAAATCATCGAGAGCATCCCGAACCTGTTCGGCACGACCCGCAAGTTGGCTATTGGTGCTGAGGGTGACACCGAGACCATCGTCTACACGCAGCCCCAAGTCGCTGACTTGATCGCCTCAATACTGCCCGACAGACTAAAGACCAAAGTTCACAAGCTGATCGGGCCTTTGCCCGGTATCGAGTCAGTGCCCGACCAGCCTCGGCGGCGGTATGTCCGTGCGCCAATCACCTCGCAGCCGTGGTCTGACGGCGCGGTGCGTATCAGCCCGCACGGTGACGAGGTGGTCATTCGCAATGTGCCCGACCGGCTGCACATGCAGGACGTGCCCGCGCTGGCCGCTGCACTCATGGCCGCGTATGCCACCTGGCGCCCGCGGTGCCGGTAGGGCAACCCTTCCCATGCGTCTTGGCATCGTATGGGGCTCAGTCAAACTGGGCAACGTGTTCGGCTTGCCGCCGTTCTTTCGCTTCGACGGTGACCGATGCCCGTGGCCTGAGGAATACGCCGCTCGGTTTGGCGAATAGTTCGGTGATCCTACGGAGCAGAGCGATACGGTGATACCAGGGGCAATGTTGCGACGAGTTTAGTTCGTTGAATGCTTCTCTCCATGCGTCTTTGGTTGCTTGGAGTTTGGTAAGTTGCTCTCCATTTTGCTTGTCTTGGACCAGTTTTGCTTCCGCCAGCTTCTCTACATCGCTGGCGTAAGGTTGATAGCGCAGAATGAGTCCGCTTGGTAGTTTGGCCACGGTATGAAGGCCCTGTTCGGCGTTGACGTATCTGAAGAGTTTGCGCGTGAGAGCCGACTGCTGGTCTTGGTTGCTTAATGTTGTTCCAAACACGTTGAGTGCAACGAGGTATGGTACCCACGGCACAAGGGAAACGTAGCTAAATGTTGTGTAGTGCAAGGCAATTGCAAATTCCGACAGAATTGTAGCGAAGACCACGGCGGAGCTGACGACGAGCTTTGCTGTCCCGTTTTTCTTGCGAAACTCCAAGAAGTACGCCAACTCAAAGGTGATTTCGTCCAATTCGGTACGAAGTTGCGCATGTCCGTGCGTATCATCGGGCAGCGCGGCGAGCAGGTTGCTGATGCTGGTTGCCTGCTGCCGTAGCCGGGTGACGTGCCCGAGGCCGCCATTTAGTTGGGCGGTTCTGAACGCTACAGCAGCTGTGACAATCGCTGGGACGGCGGCAAAGGCGACCGCCAGTTGATCAGACATGACTGTCCAGATTCACGATGCTCATATCGCCACGCTAACGGCGTAGCCCAACACCAGCCTTCAGGGCCTCGCGAGCAACCAGCGCGTTGACCGGGAAACACGCTGCCTGAGACGGGCTGTGCGGATATGTCCATCCTGACCTGCTACGACTCCGTTTTCGAGTCGCCGCCCCAAGTCCGAACCCTTTCGGACCTGAACGCTGCTGGTGGTAGGTAATGGGCAAACGTTACTCGGAAGTGTTCATGTCGCGGGCTCGAAACGCGACGCCCTCGGGCGAAGGCGGTTTCGGAATATTTCGCTCAGCGCACCATTCATCCCAAGTCTGAGGTGTCCGACCATATCGCTTGTGGATTGCTGACACTATGCCGTAAGCGTCGATAGAAGTGCGGTTCTCTTTCCAGTACTTGTGACGCTGTCTGTGCCACTCGATATCCGCGAGCAAAGCCAGAATCGTCGTGGAGAGACGAATCATGTGGTCAGGATCGGCTGGCCGCTTCTGAAAGTCGTCTGTTCGGCATAGACCGTCAGCCATGTCGCGTTGGAGATTCGAGAGCCCTTGTTCAATCATTGACAGATCGTCAAGCGTCGGCTCGCCATGAAGGTCGTGAGCTAGCCGGTTGCGAATCCTGTTGAACGCGCGAAGTGTGGATGCTTCGCCCGGCCCCAGGAGACCAAGCGCTTCAGCGAGATTCACCTTGTTGGCGAACGTCATCCGGTCAATCTTCAGCGGTTCGGGATTATGGATCCCTACTGTTATCAGGTCGATCACGGCATTCTCAAGCCATAGGTGTCCGCGCAGTAGAACCTCAACTATGCCGCGCCCACGTGTGTGTTCTTCGAAGAGATCGAGGTCAATCGGCGCCATTGCTCGATGCTAGAGCCGAGACGGGCTAATCGAGGGATCAATAACCAAACCACCCGCCGCCTACTAAACCCCAGGGCGGGGAGACCCGAGGGGTCCGGCGCCCGCCCCACATGCTCCTGTCCATTCCCGGCACCATCACCTCGGGATTCCTGGCCTAATCGCCGCGTTCCTGCCGTATCTGCCGGTGGACAACGACAAGACCGCCGCAGCGATCGCGGCCGCAGTACAGGGCATCGGATTCGCCCTCGCGCAATCTCCCACCGCGCCGCACTTCACCTACGAGTTCGCCGAAGTATGGCCCGGAATGGCCTACTTCGACCTCGCTGTGTAGCACGTAAACGACTGGTCGGCACGCGCTCCCGCGTGCGCTTAACCAACCCATCACTACTGAAAGGATCACAATGCCCAACCTCGTACCCCAAAACGACACCACACGATTGGTGATTTACGCGGCGATGTTCATTACCGTTTTAGCCGGGACCGTTGCGCTGGTCGCCTCTGGCAAGATGGACAGCCAATGGGCTGCAATGGGTGATTTCCATTGCCGGACTTGTCAGTTCCGGCCTTCCGGGCCTCAAACTCGCCCAAGACATCCGCGGCAACGGCTCCGATGGGTCGGCCGAGTGAGCCCTGACCAAATTCAGGCCATCGGCGGGGCCGTAGCCGCGATCCTCACCGCATGGCAGGTTTGACATCGCGGAAGGTGTGTGACCTCGAAAAACGGTTAAGGACAGTTGAATTAGAGCGAGATACCTTCCGAACAAAGTTCAGGGCTGCCATGCGGCATATCCGCGAGTGGATGGGGTGGGCCATGCGCCACGCACCGGGGCATGTCCCACCCCTCTTGCCTGCCGAACTGCGCGACGATATCTAGTTCAGCGACGAGAAACCGCCCCACTCCTAGACTCGGGTGGGGCGGTTTTGTCGTCGTGGTTGACTGAGGGCGTCCGCAGGCTAGTTCGACGTTTGCTTGACGGAGTAGTTGAACTTGATGTCTTTACCCTCGACTGAGGTGGTCGTCACCACTACGTCGTAGTGGATGCCCTCATCGTCTATCACTGTGCACTTTTGCGTTGCGCCCAACTTGCCGTCCAAAGGCCCTTGGCATTCAACCTTCTGTAGCTCGATTTTCTGCTTCTCTTTGGCAGCGTCTTTTAGGCCCTGTTGCAGGCCGTCGGTAGAGATTTGGTGCACCGTCTCGAAGTGAGTCACATGGCAACCCGAGAGGAATAGCACCAGCGCTGATCCGACCAGGAGGCCAACCTTTGTGTTCACCACTATGCGGGCTTGTTGACGGGCTCAGCCTTGTACTTGAACTTGATGTCATCGCCATTCACGGATGTTGTGGTGACCACCACGGCGTACTTGGTTCCCTCATCATCCACAACAGTGCACTTTTGCGTGGCATCGACTTTGCCGTCTAGTGGACCTTCGCACTCGGCGCTCTTCAGGTCGAAGTGCTGCCTCTCCTTGACGGCGTCCTTCAGCCCCTGCTCCAAGTTCTCCTTGGAGATCCGTTTGTAGTTGCCGACGTCAACTGCTACATGGCAGCCTGAGAGTGCGGCCATAGACAGCAGGGCCGAACCAATCATCAAGCTAGCCTTCATCTTCCACCACTTTCAGGTTCTGTAGGAACGAAACGAATTCGGGCTTTACCTGATCATACTGGGCGCTGGGAGCACTGAATAGTAGCTCCAACATGAATGACTGCCCGTTAGCTGTGCCGGTAGTCGAATAGAGGCGGTCACCCTTCACGTGGGTATCGCCCTCGGTGAACTCTAGTTCTAGTCCGTACTGGCGTACTGGTTGGTATGAGATGTAGCCGCCACGGGTGATCTTGGCGTTCAGCCTTTCCGCGTCCTCCTGTGCGTATTTCTGCACATCAACGGTCGGCCAATTAATGAATCGCTCTCTAACGACGATTCTCCCAGACGGTGCTGCAGGCTCCCGAACGTAGACCACAAGAGCGTGAGGGTCAGAGGCGGCGTCCGGCGGTATGGGGGTCCAACCTTCGGGACCGTCACCGCCGACGTTAACCTTGTACTTAGGCACGTCAGCTATTGACCCATTGCCAGAGCTTGCTAAGTTCGCCGCCGAATTCCTTTGGATCGACAGTTATTTCGAATCCGGGCTTGGCACCAATGCCGTAGGCAAAACCCCAGCTGCCCCCGATCTTCCATTTATGGTCCGGGGTCTCGGCGAAGGTGAGGTGTGCCCCGGCACCTGCTCCGGCCCATTCCTCTACCGAGCCTTTGATTTGGAGTCCGTGACCTTCGTAGTCGAGGTGCTGGCCCCCTCCGATTCCAACGAAACCGCCCCCGCCTATCTGGATCCCATTCTCCGCTACACCCTTACCGTTGGTGTATTCCTCAGCGCCGAGCCTTCCGGCTATCCCCGCCTCTACCTTCCCGCCATCGCCAAGGTCCCAGTGGATATTGCCTTTATTGTCGATCAGGTATGCGCCAGCGTGTTGCTTTCCGGAGACCGCATCCTTCTTCACTTCCCCTTCGGCACCGGCTTTCGCTTCCAGCTGCTTGGAATTCAGCTCCCAATCCCCACCGAATGCGTGCCCCTTACGGCCCCATTCGTTTACTTCGCCGCCCAGCTCGCCGGTCTCCCCTTTGGCGATAGTGGGGCCTTTGCCGTCACCGATCTTGGTCTGATCGCCGAATCTTCCGCCGACAGTCGTCCCCGTAGGAGTGGTGTTTTTGCCCTCGGGGGACTTGTCAACACCCTTTCCGGCCTGGGTGCCGAACTCCTTGTCCTTCTTCAGCAATTCTTGCTCTGGGATCGGAATGTCCGGCTTGCCCAGCTTGTCCTTGAGTGGCACCCCAGGCTGGTCCTGCGTCTGGGGCAGTCGGCTCAGGGTGTCAGTGAGGCTCCCGGCGCCAGCAGGCGTGGTTGCAGCGGGATCACCCGCCAGGAGCTTCTGAATTTCGTTGGGGGCAAACGCTTGTGGGTTTGTTTCTGCTACGGCACTGCGCACAGCTGCATGACCATTCGCGCCGACCGCACTTAGGTTGATCGCGCCCGCGATCTGCGCCTCGGCGCTATGTATCTTGTCGGCAACGCCCTGTGACGCCGAAAACCAACTATCTACAGAGCTTTTGAGTTCGCTAGCAGCGGCGGCAATGGTCTTGGTGTTGGCGTCTGCGTGCTCGTCGCTCATGTCATCTGGCGGCGTGTAGGTCACCGTGTAGTCCTGGTTGACCGTGGCACCTTCGATGCGTCGGATGTTATCTACGATGTTGTGCCCATTGGTCAGCGGCGGGACTACCCCGTAGGTGACAGCGGCGGTCACCTCGGATACCAGGCCCTCCACTGTGTCGTGAATAGAAGTCACGGCCTTTGTATCTTCGGCCGCTTTGTCCTGGGCGGCGGTGGCCGTCTTGCCCCACCAATCGGTCCCACCGGGCGCGTACACGCCCGATTTGTACTCGGTGAAGTCAGACACCAGCGACTGCATCTCGGCGCCCCAGCCGGGCACGTGCTCCAAGTAGGAGTTGGGGTCGATCGCCATGAACTCATCTAGCGGGGGAAGAGGCATCGTCGCTCACGCCTGCCGATAGATGCTGGGTGTGTTCTTGAAGGCCGCTTCCAGCTCACTTGAATGCTGGACGAAATCCTGGTGCGCTTCGCTGATCAGCTCCCCAATAACCCGTAACCGCCGTGAGGCAACCCGCTGCACGTTGGGGATCGTCTTGGAGGTCATTGACTGGATCGCCACCAGGGCCGGGTCCGCACCCTTGGTGGCACTCCCGCCAGCTGAAATCCTGCCGTCAATACGGTCAGCTATCGCGCTGAGCTGCGGACTCAGCTTTCCCAATGCCCCAAGATCGGCCTTCAGAATGTCATCCACGACCCGTTTGCCTCCCCGCCGATAGCTAACCCAATGGAGACAAGCTACAACGAACGTAGTGGCGCGTGCACGGCTATCCGCGGTAGCCGGCCCCGGCCGCTTTGGCCGGCAAGCGGTCCTCGCTGGTCGGGGACGGGCCGCGCCTACGTGCGCTCACTGCTAATGAGCAGGTCAGCGGTCCGATTCCGCTAGGTGGCCCGTCGTTACGCCGCGTCGCTGTCGGCCAACATGAGGGACGGCACCAGCGCCGAGCTGGTGGGCAGTCGTAGACGTTCGATGCCCTCTGCCCGGCGCGCGTTCTTGACCTGGGTATAGATCTGGGTCGATTGCATGCTGGCGTGCCGTAGTAGCTCCTGGGCGGTGCGCAGGTCTACGCCTTCCTCGATTAGCGCAGTGCCGTACCAGTGGCGCAGGCGGTGGCCAGCGCCCGCGACGCCCGCGCGGTCGAACACCTTGCCGAGGGTGTGGCTGACCGATTCGCGGCGCACGTGGCCACCCTTCTTGCTCGGAAACCAGCACTCCTTACGTGGCATCTGGTAGGCGATTTCACGCACCCGGCTAGCAGCAGCACCATCGCGCGAGTTCGTTTCCAT